GGTTTCCATTAAAACATTTGCACGATTGCCTGAATGAATAAAGTAAGTGTCTATGGATGATTGATCAAAAACGTTCTGTGGGCTACCGCCCGAGCGAGTAACGGTCACGTCATTTAGCAGGATGTCAGCGTCATAATTGACCGTGGCAGCTTGAAAAGCAATGCCTGTGCCGTTATCTGCAAAATTGTAAGCTATTGAACCTAGGGATGACGTAATAACGCTTCTAGAAAGGAATGTAGCCCTTCCTTCTGCGTCTATGTAGAATCCCCCTAGTTCGCTGTCTTCGACTGTTCTAAGGGCATCTAGGGCGTTTCTAGAGGTACCTGGGTCGGCTTGTAAGGTTGTATCGCCTGCATCTATGTCTCGCAAGGATGGCGGATAATCAAGCTCATTTAGGATAGCTTCCACGCGAGCACCGGATAGTTGACCGGCAGGAGCGCTAGGCACAGTCTCAATTAAAGCGCCCGAAAATAACCTAAAAGCATCTACACACTGAAACGTTACTCTGCTTACATCTTCTACGCCTATGGAAAAGTTAGTTACGTAATTGGTGATAAAGCCGGTGAATAGGTAATACCTAGTACCGTTGTAATCTGCAAATATCTGTATTTTACGAAGCGGAATTAAATCACCGTAATAAGGGCTAGAAGGGTTATTGGGATTCCAGTTACCATTTTGGTCATAAATATCTACTGTTGCCGTTCCAGCTTCAAACTTAGATAACAAACGGCTGCGACCACGGCGAATATGCGCTTCTTTAATTAGTGAACTTATGTCTACATAATTGGCGGCACTTAAAGCTAATGCGCCTACGCCTAATTGACCTAAGAACGGATCGTCTAAAGTCAAGGGATTGACCATGACATTTATACCAGGCGTAAAATCAACTATTGCGCCAATTACTGGAGCTGTCATAGACCTGTACTTGAGTAGACGATTTGTTTACCGGACTTCTGCTGCTCGTAAATCTGTTCCGTAATGGTATTAACCAAGTCGCGCTCAGATGTTACATTGCCATTGACCGTAACATTTACGATCGCATTGCTCATACGCATTAACTCTTTTTGAGTAGCTCCGACAGTATTTACATAAGGTACTCCGGCTTTTGTCAGCGCGTCCATCATGCGCATCCATTCAACATCTGAAGCACCCGAACCAGGACCAAAAGTTGGTTGTTTTGGTCGTTTAATACTTTCAATGCCGCCGATACCACCTTGAACCATGCCAGCACCAGCCAAAAGTTCTAGCATTGCCATGAGTTTCTTTAGGATTTCATCAAGCGTGTCATCCCATTCGGTAAACGGATTCTCTAATTCTGGGAAATCTTCTGCTGTCAATTGCAATGCTGCTAATTTTGCTTGGCTTGTGATTAGTTTCTTTATTAAATCATCTACGCTATCGCCTGACTCAATTAAGACACCAAGATTTGAAAGTGCTGGAGCGTTAAGCCTGACAACAATATCCGCTAGTTTTTCAGCAGCAGTATACATTTCAGTATTAAGAGCAAGTAAAGCAACAAGTCTGGCACGTTGTTCGCCGTCTATCTTGCCTTGTAAAGCTGCAACGATCTGTATGTTTTCCATATCAAAAATGGTCGCAGCTCGTTTCCGCGCCTTCTCTAATGCTTCGCGTTTCTTGCGAGCTTCCTCTTCTTTCTTCAGAGATGCAAGAATGGCTTTTTGTCTCTTATTGGCTGCATCCATGGCTGCTTTTTCGGCTTTAATGATTGACTTTTGCAAATCTTGGCTTGACTTGCTTATGGAGACATTGCCCATTCCCTGAAAGCCACGAACCTGACTTAATAGGTTCATAAAATTAGATGGCGAAAAGAATGATATGCGGTTTTCGATAGCTCCAATTGCATTGCCTACAACACCAGCGCCAGGTATTTTTTGTATTTCTGCAATTAAATCTGCTACCGCTTCAATGTTACGACCAATAGCCTTCGATAAATTATCCATCTTGGTAACTGTGGTATCTATCGAATCATCTTTACTTAGAGTACCTATGGCATTTATTAAAGACTTACCAATTGTTTCTGCGGCTCTACTAGATGCAACGTTAAGTTTGCGCATCTTGCCTTCAAATCCTTCAAGTGATGCGCCGCCAGAGCCGGCATATTGAGCGGTCAAAATACCTAGGACTTCGCTAAAATCCATAGCTTTTAGTTCGGCATCTGTGTATGCAAGGTTTAGAGCCTTCAAGCCCTTACGGTTTCCTAAGTATGCTCTAGTTAATATATCAACGACTGAGTTAATATCTTTACCTGAGCCAGCCGAAACATCAAATGCGAGGCTTAGTAGTTTTTGAGATTGAGCGATTGATCCAGTTATTTGTGCCAATTGAGCAAACGCTGGACGTAGCTCATCATCCAAGATGCCAGTTTGTCTTTCTAGTCTTTCAATAAAACCTTCTGCATCTGTGGCAGCGTAAGCCAAGCCTACATTTTTTAAGGATTGCGCAAGTATCCTTTGAGACTTTATGTCCGCATTGGCGGCTGCAATAGACTTCTTGCTATATGCGGCAATGGCAGCAGCACTAAACGTCAAGCCTAAAGTACGACCCAGTTTCTTGGCACTTAACTGAAGCTTGTTAAATGCCTTGTCTGCATCATTAAAACCTTTTTTCTGAAATGCGCCAATTATATTTATGCGAATATCTGAGCCAGCCATTACGCTACCAACCTTTTACTCTTGGCAACATCTCGACCGACTTGGATGTTTGCTTCTTCAATTGCTTTCATAATTGCGCCAACTGCTCTACCTTGGTTTCTTAGGTAGGCAGCGAATAATAATCTTCCGGTTGTTTTTTGACCTTGTCCGGCATAATCTTTTAAGCCGCCAACGCCGTTCATGGCTAAAATAAAATCGCGACCTGCATTAGGGTTATTTGATTCGCTCCTTGGCGAACCACCTGGATGTTTTCTACCAGCGGTTTCAATAATAGCTCCAGCCGCATTAGCGTTGAATAAAGTGAACATAGAAACAAAACCAGTACGGTCTTGACGATTTTTGGCTAGAGAATATGTTAGACCTTTACGAATTAGATTGGCATTGTAAGATGGAAATGCTCTTTGTCTACCTGTTCGGCTTTTTCTTTCTATGCCACGATCTGCCCAGTTATACAAATTGCCTGGCGGTGTATTAGGGACTTTAGATTTAGCATCTTCCAAAATCGGCTTTAGTTCAGCTCTGACCTTGGCATCATACTCTTTTAGAAGCGTGCCACCGTAATTGCGCAGCGCTTTTCTAAGCCCTACGATGCCCTCTACTACGACTGGCATTTTTCGCTTCTTCCGCCTGTCTCTTTAATACGTCATAAATGGCTTTCAGCATTACTGAATCCATGTTAATAAATTCGCTAGGCGCAATACCCAGATGTACCGATAGTTCTGCTATTCGGTAAGTCCAAGTATCACGCGTTAGCCATTTGGGTCGTCATCCAAAACCTCAACTGCCTTTAAGGTTTCTAAGAATGAGTCCCCAAACGGCTTCACGTCTGGAGCGCCAGCTCTACGCAAGCACTCCCAGGCAAGCCAATAAATGTCCGATTGCTTCTGATCCTCGCGGAAGGCTTTGTAAAAACCCTTCTTAGCATATTGCTCAAAAGCATATTCAACGGCTGGAGTTAATTCGTGAATTGACTCCGTACCATCTGCCCTAACAACTTTAATTCTTGCCATCATGCCCCTTTTCTAAATTAGAACGTGCCTGTGCTTGCTACTGTCACTACTGAGTTTAGCGTGAAAGTAATGTCTTGAGTTCCAATGTCGCCTACGCCACCGTTGATTGGTGTCAAATTGTTCACCAAAATATCGAAAGTGTAAAGCGGATTGGTTGAACCGACTGCTGTTGCTTTTTCTTGAATTAACTTCGCGGCTACGGTTGTGCCAAAAGCAGCGTTCAAGGTTGCGAGAACATTGGTAGCAGCAGTGTCGTTTAAGAATGAAACTGTTAAAGTGCCTGACTCCAAGCCTTTAACGAATTTGTGTGCGGTATCGCCCATCGCTGTGACTTCTAGCTCATCGGCTGCATAGTTCAGCGTTACGGACGTTACATGGTCAGATAGATCAACATTGTTAATCTTGACTCCAACCTTGTTATTTAGAAAAACAGCCATGTGCTATTCCTCATCTTTCTTTGCGGTGGGTTTTGGTTCGCTTGGCTTAACTTGACCAATCTTGATCAAGAAAGCCTCACGCTCTTTGTCATTATCAGCCATGTTTAGCTCCAATCGGATAGAACGCTGATGTTTACCTCACCAGATAGCAGATCGCCTGCTGTTCCAGTAAGGACTGCTGGTGAACTGAATGTGCCAATCGAGTACGCGATACTTGATGCTTCCAGTTTGTTTATTATGTTTAGATAAAAATCTTCTATGTTTGTCAGGTTGCCTTGATTATCAAACATGGGCGCAAGTACAATTAGTTTGAAATTAACCTTAGGTTTTACCGTTTTGTAATGGTCATTTGACGGCTCTATGTACGGATCGGATGGCTGTATAACAATTGAGTTCGCGAGCGGCGAAGCAGGCGGGAAGGAAAACACCTGCCACGCCGCATTATCAGCTAGCGCGGTGGCAATAGTGCCACGCAGGGTTGTTATCGCGCTCACCCTACGATACCGCCTGGTGCTAGATGATCCGCAAGCAAACCACGAACACGAGCCATGAGCGTGTTACCCATTCGATATGGAGATGGAGTATAGTCAGGTGAAATTCCGCCAGCATTTGAATTTTGACGTGCTTGCCATATATCAACCGCAATCATTAAAGATGCTTGATTAACTTCTGGCAAGGTTTCATAATCTATGTGAGTAGTTCCATAAACTAAGCCGAAAGGTGTTAATGCGTTTTTGACTTCTGCGGTTGCATTATTAACCGCATACGAAACGGAGTTATCTGAAATAGCCGTTACAGTTTTAGAACCGTTGTATTTAGCGCCACAGTTTTCAACGGTAATAGTTTGCCCAACAATAAAGTCATGTAGTGGGTCGGTGTAAATTGTTGCAACAGATGTAGTGCTTTCATGTGCGATAACAGAAAACTTGTTAAACCATAACTTGCTTTTGACTATATTTTCGGCAGCCTGACATACGGACTCAACCGTTGCGGAAGTGTATAAATTACCAATTCCAAGAGCGCTACGAAGCTGTGCTTCTGTAACGTAGGTAGCCGGCATGTCGTTTCCTTTCTAATGTTGACCCTGGCGCTCAGGGCAGAAACGCCAGGGCAACTTTGTAGATCTATTTAGTTAGATCAGGACTTGTTGAACCAGTTAGCACCTGCTCCTACCTTGGTGGCGAGTGCGCCGAAGCCGTAGTAGAGCAAGTCAATGGTTCCATCAGAATTTACATTGGTGCGAAGCTGGAAGCGTGGTGACTCGTACCATGTGTATGAATCTGGGTTAATGCAGAGCATTGTGTAATCAGCAGTCTGATCTCCACCTGCACCGGTCATGAAACGGCTTACGCGAAGGTCAAGACCTGCAACGGTTCCACGAACGGTTGTAGCGGAAAGTGCGCCACCTGCGTTTTGTGGGCTGGTTGCAATGTAAATTGGTCGTCCACCGTCATTGTAAGACATGATATTTGCCCACTGCTCAGGTGTAACAACAATGTTGCGAGCGAAGCCAAGTGATGCCTTGTAAACGGCTGCTGCTGCGCTTGAGATGTACTTTAGGAGTCCATCTGCTGAGTTTGCTTGTCCAGTTGCGTTTAGAACGCCATTATTTGCAACTTCACCTGTTACATAAGTATCGGTTTCTTTTGCATAAGCGAATTCCATTTGACGGACGAGTTCATCATAGAAAGCAGGAGAGGAACGGTCAATGAGTTCCACAGTTGTAATTGCACGACCCTTGAAAGGCTTAACTGAAACAGAAATGTACTGTGCGGTTAGCTGTGAGTCTGCAATGGCTTGATTTTCGTCAATCTGGTCAACAGTTGGAACTGCTGTAATCTTTGGAATCTCGAAAGTCATACCTGCATCTGGGAGAGTTCCACGGCTAATGCTGTCAATTAACGGACGATCAGCATTTGACAATGGGTTAACAACTTCTGTCAACTGACGTGTTGGAATCATACCTGGAGCGGTAGTTGTTTCGTTATCTGCTGCCTTGACGTACATTGCAGCATCTTCGTCACCAAGGAACTTCGCGCGTAGAGTGTTCTCGAGGTATTTAGCCTTTGTGAACTCTAGGCGTGGCTTGGTGTAAATAGGTGCGCTAACAGTTGGGCGAGCAGCCTCTACCGCAGGGGTTTCGACCACAGGCTCAACGGTTGCGGTGTCTGGAGTATTCTCCACGACTGCCTCGCTTTCGTTTTGGGTTGGTTGTTCTGCAACT